AGAAAAGGCATACACTGTATCAGAAACTGCTCAACTTGTCAATAGGCATCGTAAATATTTTCCAAGATTAGTAAAGAAGGGTGCAATACCTCCTCCTATGGGTGCACAGATTAATGGAACAAGAGGTTGGCAGATTAGAGCATACTATTCAGAGTCGCAAGTAAAAGAGATACGTGATATACGTGCTAGTTATCATTTAGGCAGACCTAGAAAAGATAAATTAATTACAAATGGAATTACGCCAACAAAGCAAGAGTTGACACGCAGAATTGGTAATGGTATACTGACATATACGAAAACAGAAGACGGTAGGTTTATACCTACATGGTCAGAAAAAATCTAGTCCTTGGGAGGGGCAGTGGAAAAAGAGAGCACAAAAGTATCAGTAACACTTGGCTACACACTTAATCTTGGTAATTTTCAATCGTTAAGAGTAGACATTGGTGTTGTAGACAGCGTTCGCAATGAAGAAGATATAGACCAAGCAAGTTTTCAAGGTGTAAATATTGAATTCGGTCATAATGGACAAAACTACTCGCTTTTCAAATATAAAGGCGGAGTTAACTGCTCCCACGTATGGAATGAAAATCTTTATAGATTAAAAACAAAAACAGATGGAACTCCGTATGTAGATAAAGCATTAAGTTCAAGTGAAGAAGTAGATTCTATTGCAGGTTACAATCCAAATCCAAGTGGATGGAGTGAAGCACAAATAGCACCAATAGATATGCCAAATAGAGGACATCACCCAAATTATAAAGGATAACAAATGGCAAAAGCACTATTTATAACAACAAACGATTTAGTTAAATACACTATTTTAAATGGTAATGTAGACCCTGATACATATACACAATATATATTTCAAGCTCAACAAGTACATATTCAAAATTTTTTAGGTACTAAATTATACAATAAGATTAATGATGGAATTGTAGCAGGTAATTTAGCTGCACCATATACAACGCTTTTAAGCGACTATATTAAAATGATGGTAGTACATTGGACTATGGTAGAGTTTTTACCTTATGCATCTATTAAAATAAGCGAGAAAGGCGTATTTAAACATAATTCTGAAAATAGTACTGCAGTTGATAAAACAGAAATAGATTCATTAGTTGCTTTAACAAGAGATACAGCACAAAGCTATACAAATCGTTTTATTGATTATATGAGTTTTAACCAAGTTTCTTTTCCTGAATATAATACAAATTCAAATGCTGATGTATATCCAGACAAAGACGCAAATTTTTCAGGATGGGTGCTATAAAAGAAACATATAAACCGAAAGAAACTAATGTTAAAAAATTAGAAATCTTTTTAAATAAACTACAAAAAAATAATAAGATATGAGTTTAAATTTCTCACATATAAAAGGCGATACATTTGAAGCTGTTAATTTTGCAGTAATTAAAAATGCGGTTGTTTTAAATTTAACAGGTGCTGTTATTAAAATGCAATTAAAAAAAGAATGTAACGGCGTTCCTATTTTATCTTTTACTACAGTTGCTTCTGCAGGTTTAACTATTACAAATGCTGCCGGTGGTTTATTTAAAATAAACAAACAAATAATTAATATGCCTGAATATAATTATGTATATGATATTGAAATAACTTTTTCTGATGGAACTGTTAAAACTTGGGTTGAGGGTAATTTTGTAATTAAATGTGATATAACAAGATAAAATGGCAAACGATATAATTGATATTAATGTTTTTGAAACTATAGAAACAGTTGCAATAACAGTACAACCTAATTTAACAACTATTAATGTAAATTCTGTAACTACTGGTGCAAATTTAGACTATACAGCAAGTCCAACAAATGGAATTGTTTCTAGTGATACAGGTACGGATGCTACAATACCTTTAGCAGATTCTACAAATGCAGGTTTAATAAGTCCATCTGAAAAGACTAAATTAGCTGGAATAGCAACAGGAGCAGAAGTAAACGTAAATGCTGATTGGAATTCAACATCAGGCGATTCACAAATACTTAATAAACCAAGCATTCCTTCAATAGCTGGATTGGCTACTACAACTTATGTAGATACACAAGATGCTTTAAAAGTTGATAAAAATACTTCTATTACAGGTGAAACTAAAACTAAAATTACATACGATTCAAAAGGTTTAGTTACTTCAGGTGCTGATTCTACTACTGCTGATATTGCAGATAGTTTAAATAAGCGATACCAAACAGACAATCAACAAAGTTTCAACGATGCTACGAGTTCAATTCAAACTCAAATAAATTCAAAACAAAATACATTAACAAATCCAATTACAGGAACGGGAACAACTAATTATGTTTCTAAGTTTACAGGTTCTACATCTTTAGGTAATAGTTTAATCTATGACGACGGATCAAATGTAGGAATTGGAACGACAAGTCCAGCTTGGAAATTAGACGTTAGTGGAGTAGGTAGATTTAGGGATGCAAACGCTTATGAGGGAGCGTTTATAGAAGGAACAAACGGGGTAGCTTATTTTGGTTCATTAGCGGCAGACGCAATATCTTTGTATTCAGGCGGAGTAAGTAGAGTTTATATAAATTCAAGCGGTAATGTAGGCATAGGAACAACAAGTCCAGTTGCTATTTCAAATTATACAACATTAGATTTAAGAGGTACAAACGGATCGCTTCTTTATATGGGGCAAGCGGGCGCAACCGCATCACTAAGATTAATTGGAGAGGGCACTGATGGATATATAGATAACATAAATATATCGGGTGGGTTATTATTTAGAACTAATGCAGCTACCGAAAGAATGCGTATTACTTTAGGTGGTAATGTAGGAATTGGTACAACAACGCCAAGTGTAAAATTAGAAGTAGTTGGAAATATAAAAAGTTCATTAAGCGGATACGAATTTCAAATTTACCCAGCATTTGACACAAATGTCGTTGGAATGGGTGCTTCAAGTAACCATAATTTAGCAATAGTTACAAACGCAATCGAAAGAATGCGTATTACTTCATCGGGTAATTTATTACTTGGACAAACATCTGATTTTGGTTATTTATTACAAGTAAATGGAACATCTTACTTCCAAGGAACGGCTTTATTTAATAATACTGTAACAGCTGCAGGAACAGGGAATAGAAGTGTTGTTTTAACAGGAGGAGGAGCAGGGCGAATAGATATTAATGGTGATGGTTCGGTATATGCTACAGGTATATTATTTAATAGTCAAGCAGGGGGAACAGCATTAAGTGGAATATGGAATTATGGTAGTGGTACTTCTCAGCAATGGTTGGCTATTGGAGGAACTGCTTATAACAATTCAGCTATGTATGTGTTGCCATCTGGTAACGTAGGGATAGGAACAACAAGTCCATTTACAATTTTAGAATTAAAATCAAACGATCCAGTACAAAGATTTTCAGTTAACGGTGGAGCTACAAATAATAAAACATACGAAATTAGAGGTATTGGAGCAAGTGGGTTTGAGGGTTTACAGTTTAGGGCTGTAAACGATGCAAATACTGTTTACGATAGTTTAATGTTTTTAGCAAGAAATGGTAATGTAGGTATTGGAACATCAAGTCCTGCTCAAAAACTTGACGTTAGTGGTGTTGCAAAAGCTAATTCTTTTCTTTTCAACGCTTCTTCAGGAGGAGGAAATTGGCAGATAGGTTCTGACGGATCAATTGATTCTGGTAAAGGGATGTATATATATAATTCTTTAGGGGACTATAGAATTTCAATTAAAGAAAATGGTAATGTGGGGATTGGAACAACGAGTCCTAATGAAAAGTTAGTAATTTCAGGCTCAGGAGCACAAAGACTTGATATTATTGATACATCAGGAGCTACTGCAAGAATAGCAACAACATCAGGTATTAATTATATTGGGACAACAACTTCACATCCTGTTGCTTTAATAACTGGAGACGCGGAACGTATGCGGATTGACTCCTCAGGTAATGTAGGAATTGGAACTTCAAGTCCAACAAGTAAATTATCAATTACTGATGGAGCCACAATGTACGCTTCACAGGAAGGTACTTTATTAGATATAAAAAGAAATACTTCAAATGGAAATAATACAACTTCAAGATCTGGAATAAGATTAGCAAATAATTCAAATGCTTTTCAAATATGGTATGGCGGTACAACAGATAGATTAAGATTTGTTGATGGAGGTGATAATGAAGTTATGTCTATGGTTAATGGTGGTAACGTAGGTATTGGGACATCAAGCCCAGCTAGTTTACTTCATTTGTCAAGTAATTCATCTCCTTTTATAAGATTGCAAACAACAAATGGATCTGGAAAAACTTGGGGAATTGGTGTTGATAATGCTTTTGGAAATGGAATTAATTTTTCTGAAATAGGTGTAGCTGACGCCAGATTGTTTATTGCAAATGGCGGAAACGTAGGTATTGGAACGACAAGTCCTAGTGCTAAACTAAATGTTTCAGGAGATTTACATCTTGGAGATTACGGCAGCGCTGCTTCTCGGGCTTTAGATTTTAGAACAAGTAATTCTGTATTTACAATTACAACAGACGGAACATCAGCTGCTTTAGGAACTACTCTTACTTATTCTTGGGCAAGTGGAGGAGGTGGTCCTTTAAAATTTAATAATGCTGGGGGAGAAGTAATGAGATTATCTGCTGGCGGTAACGTAGGTATAGGAACTGCAAATCCAAGTTATAAATTAGATGTAGTAGGTAAAATTTTCTCAAGCACGGAAATTCAAGCAAGCAGCGCAGTTATGAATACCAGCGGAGGTTACGCTTCATTTGGTTCAAATTCCGGCGCAACACCAATTCGAATAGGTCGAGATACTACGTCAAATGATATAATAATAAACGCTTCCGGCAACGTGGGCATTGGAACAACAAGTCCTAATTCTTTATTACAAGTTGGCTCTTCAAATTTTGTTATTTCAGATAGAACATCAGCTGTTTATGGGCCAGAAAGTCAAACTATTTTTACAGTAGGAAGAAGCGGAGTTGATTATCCTCAACTACTTAATTTTGGAGTAAACCAAGCGGGTTTATATTCTTCAATTTCTGCAAGACAATTTACAGTAGCAACTGAAAATAACTTGGTACTTCAGCCAAACGGAGGCAACGTAGGCATTGGAACTTCAAGTCCTTCTTCTTTATTAGAGATTGCTGGATCTGCACCAGTATTAACAATGAATAGGACTTCGGGTTCATTCACAAATACAATAGATTTTAAAACTGCAGGGTCAAGTGTTGCTTCGATTATATCAAATGCTGGAAATGGCGAACAAAGATATAGCGTTGGACCTTCAGTTGGCTGGGGTGGATTTCAAACTTTCTATACAGATACATTAGAAAGAATGCGTATCACTAATATTGGTAACGTAGGTATTGGAACAACGAGTCCAAGTTCAAAATTAAATGTGAACGGAGGATATCTTACAGTAAGCGGAACTGATACTAATCAAATATTTTTAGAAGGAATTAGAACAGGAACAAGTACTACGCTACGCTTATATGATAATGGAAGCACTGCTTATTACGACTCTTATGCTACTATGTCTTTTAGAGCAAATCAAAATGGAGGAAGTGGTGGAAATATAACTTTTACAGGTGGAAGTGTAGGTATTGGGACAACAAGTCCTACATATACGTTGCACGTTAATGGATCAGTTGCAGGAACAAGTGCTTATGTTAACTTATCAGATGAGAGATACAAAAAAGATATACTACCTATTGAGAATGCTTTAGATAAAGTATTATCTTTGAACGGTGTAACTTTTAATTGGGATAAAGAATTTAATGTTGAAACTAATTTAGACGATGCTAATCACATTGGATTGGTAGCTCAACAAGTTGAAAAAATTATTCCTCAAATAGTAACTACAGCGGAAGACGAAAATCAAACAAAATCAGTCGCTTACACAGATTTAATACCTGTACTTATAGAAGCTATAAAAGAGCAACAAAAACAAATAGACGAATTAAAAAAATTAATCAATAAATAAATAAAAAATGACAAATTTCAATTGGATCATTTCAGCAATGGAATGTTTAAAAAAGGATGGCGATTTAAACGATGTGGTTATAACAATCCACTGGAGGTATACAGCCGAAAAAGAGGGGTTTAATACAGAAACTTATGGAGCAACTACAATGCCTTTGCCAAACGGAGAGGATTTTACTCCTTATGAGGATTTAACAAAAGACCAGGTTGTTGGTTGGTTGGATTCTACTTTGGACGTTGAAGCAATGCAAATTAATTTAAATAAACAAATTGATTTGTTAATTAATCCAATTAATGTAACTTTACCACCTCCATTCGAGAATTAATATTAATAATTTAAATTTAAAAAACAATTATGGAAAATCAACAAGAGATCAATGTCCTTATTCAAGTTGCATTGTTAGCGCAATCAAGAGGATTGTTAAGCTTAGAAGAGGCGTCAATCGTTTTGAATTGCGTCAAAAAATTAGAAGAGAAAAAAGAAGATGAGCAAGGAGCAATTTGATCTTATCTTAAGCAAATGGATTTCTCGTAAGCTGTTAGTTTTTCTAATAGCTTGCGGGGGATTATTTAGCACAACATTAACCTCATCGGATTGGGTTGTTATAGCGACCGCCTATATTGGAATTGAGGGAATAACCAATATAGTTGAACGACTACGAAAATGAGACAATACTTTTTAGACTTAAAACTTTCCCTATTGACAGGAACTTATTTTATTATATCATTTGCAGAGGTTGACGTTGCAATGAAAATAATTGCTTTTATTTTAGCCTCTGGTTATACAATACGCCGGTGGTATTTAATGGAAAAATCAAAAAATAATGAGACTTAATAACGCTGGTTATTTACTTATAACAGAATTTGAAGGTTTTAGTGCAAAGCCTTATTTATGTTCTGCAAAGATTCCTACAATAGGATATGGTAACACTTATTATTCTGACAACAAACGTGTGACTATGTTAGACAAAGAAATCACTAAAGTACAAGCATTTGAAATGTTTAAAACAATAGCTGATAGATTTGGAAGTGCAGTTTCTAAATTAATAACAAGTCCTTTAAATCAAAATCAATTTAACGCATTAGTTTCTTTAGCATATAATATTGGAACAGGTAATTTTGTAAATTCTACTATATTAAAAAAAGTAAACAAAAATCACAATGATACTTCTATAGAATTAGAATTTAAAAAGTGGAATAAAGTAAATAAAAAAGAAGTAGCAGGTTTAACCAGAAGAAGATAATATGAAAGCAAAGTTTATTTTTCTTAATATCATATGTGGTGCACTTTTTATTTCTTGTGCTTCACGTAAAGTAGATATTAAAACAACAGATATTAAAAAAGATAGTTTAGTTGAAACAAAAATAGATTTAACTGAAAATAAAGTTAAAGATTCTACTGCAGAAACAAATACAAAGACTATTATAAATATTGATGAAATTATAATTAAACCTTTAGATAGTTTAAAAGAATTTATTGTAGAAGGTAAAACCTATAAAAACGTCGTTTTAAGCTATAAAAAAACAAAAAGCAATAGTTTATATAACAATAAGATTAAAGTGTCAGAAAACACGTTAAAACACGTTAAAACTAATAGTAAAGTAAAAACTTCAACTAAAGAAAACATTAAAGAAAAGCAAATAGATAAAAAAGCTAATTACTTTATTTATTTGTGGTTTATTTTGGGAATAATAATTTTATATTTAATATGGCGAAACAAACGATTGTTCTTGTAAAAGAAGATAAAAATATTAATAGACCTAATATACATTCTAAAAGTAAAAGTTCTAAATTAAAATCTTCAAAGAACTATAAAAAGATCTATAAAGGTCAAGGTAGATAAAAGCATAGCTATTCCCAACACACTTTGCTTTTTTTGTATAATATTTTAACTTTTTTTGTTTATTTTTTTATATTTTTTTTGTTTTTAGAAACATATTTTAAAAAAGTATTTAGCAAATTTACGGGTTTTTTTTGACAATATTGCAATATTTTAAAATTACTTTTTAACAACAATGTTAATATCCTATGTTTACATTTGACAAATGAAAAAACCAACAAGAAAATCATTAATAGAAAAGTTAGATAAAATCTTTAGTATTTATATTAGAAGAAAAGATGCTATTAATGATGTTGCTACTTGCGTAACTTGTGGTAAAAAAGACCATTGGAGTAAATTGCAGAACGGACACTTTATGTCACGTAGACACTACAGCACAAGGTGGGACGAAAATAATTGTCACGTACAATGTGCAGGGTGTAATGTATTCCGTTCAGGTGAAATATATTTATACAATAAATACCTTTGTTTAAAATTTGATAATAACTTTCCTGATATGTTATATGCTAAATCAAATGAAACTGTTAAATTTGCCGATATAGATTTAATAGAATTAATAGAACACTATACTGAAAAAGTAAATAGTTTATAATTTGTTTCTTGTTTTTCTTTGTTTTAAGACCCTGTATTAATAGTGCAGGGTTTTTTATTTTGTTAATGAAATGTTAAAGTTTTACATTTAATTTTTTTAT